TGGAGGAAAGCCGGTAAGAATTGTTTGTTGTCTAGAGAAGCCTAATCTAGACACGATCGGACCCGATCGGGGACTGTTCCGTCCCACATGCCACCACCACATCACTAGTAGTAAGTGTACAATCGGTATCATCAATCGTAAGGTTTTCACTGGGATCACCTCGAACCCACCCTGCCCGTCTGGGCTTAGCCGCGAACTTCAGCAGAGTCTCGTCGGAACATGGCGTGAGAAAATTCTTCGCCTTGAGGACCTTTTTAAATAGGTCTCGATAGTTCTCGATGTACTCCGCCTTTTGCGGTGCAGCGCCAAGTCCAATGTAGTTCTTCAATTGGACCGGGGGGGGTGCAGAAACTTCGGAATCGGTCAACCACCGGTACGTGTAACCCTTGACGGGATACAACCGGTTACAATCCGACATCCATTGTCTACATGCGAACGTGAAGACAGGGCTGCCATGCGCAGCGTAGCCTAGTGCGTCCTCGGGTAGGACGCGAGACATGAGGTAACTCGCAACCAATCGGCCGTCATCGTTGACGCGACCAATGGTAGCGGGGGACAAGGGCAAACCAACGCCCCCCAACTCCTCGGGGGTCCACCAGCAGCGCTGGGTGGACTTCAATGTCTTTGAGTTATTACGGATAAACTCACTAAGCAATTTCTCCTTGTCTTCATCGGTTTGGTGAGCAACCATCGTGCGAGCCATAGCTCCAAGCGTAGACAGCTGCAGGTGTTCGGGACGCGAAACATGCTGGCCAAACAGGCCACCATCAGCGTCAGAATCTTGTCCATAAATCAGATTAATCTTCCACGGGTGAATCCGCTCAAAAGTTGAGTTGGGTGTCTCCCGGAGATAAAACTCTGAGTTCAAACACACTACATGTGTGTGGACATAGTTCTTCCCTAACGACGGTGTGAGGCCAACAAGGCCTACGTGGTTTGCCCACCCGTCGAAGGGTTCCGAAGACGACATCATTACGTCGTCACCGTTCACAAGTAGCGGAAGTTCCGCAATTGGTTTTTGGAGAGAAGGGTCGAGGTACAGACGGTTAACAGCAGCATTAAGCACACACAAAATCGGAAAGGACAGGAAGCTTCCCATCAACTGTCCGGTGTGCTGATCAAACGTGCGTACGGTCTTGGTACGACTATCGGTGTATGACATAGAATGCTTTGTAAGCATGCTACGAAGTCCAACAACTCTAGTCGCCCAACCATAGCCTTGATCGCGCGCGTAAATAACCTTGGTAATCTCCTCGAACACCAGCTCTGACCAGTAGGGATCCAGTGTATCAGTAGCACCTTTGTAGTCACCACTCAACAAGTACGTATGCACCATGTCATTGACGTCGTCAACACACAGTGGTCGTCCAATCAAGGCGAAGGTCTTGTGATTGGGCAACTGTTGGTAAACAAGTCTATTCCAAGCTTTCGCTCGGAAGTATGCCTTTGCTTCACCAATAGAAACCCATCGCACCTTACACGCCTCTAAGATTGGGACAACACGCGCCGAAACGCGACGTTCATACGTGAACTCGCCAGAGAGGTGTACAATGAAACCGTACACTTCCACCATGCCGTGGACCGGGCTATAACAGATCTGAAGAAGATCCGCACTTTTAACGGTGCGATCATCATCTCCGGACTCAGCTAAGAGCTCGTTCCAGGCGCCACCAAGGCCACGTGAATTCGCAAACGACGACGAAACACTAGGTATCACATCATCATCATTGTAATCACACGGACGAGCGGGTCGAAACACCTCGCGCACTGTCTTCACGATTGACTCTTCAAGTCGATCCAACAGCGAACGGTAACGTTCCCGCGACTCGTCCACAATCCTGTCGTATTCACTACGCACAGGACCAGTGACCTCCGGTTCCTGGTTCAGGCTACGCAGCAACTCGTGTTGCTCGTATTCCTTCTCACCTCCACCCTTCCTCCACCTCTGGAATTTTTCTTCTTCAGAGGGAGGGAGTGCACTCAATGTTGCCTCGTAGTCCCGGAACGAGGACTCAACAAACTCTGGTGGAACGTCCACCATGGAGTCTTTTAGAAACAACAAAGACGTGCACAGCTTCACAGTAGCTCTACTCGGCATTTTTCCCAATTTGCCGTTGAGTACGCGAGCGTTAATGAATTTACGTACTCCGTTACCTAACAGGTGACGGTAGTGAATTCCGGAACTTTCAGGAGGTAACACCTCCCCCAAACAGCGGGCCTCGGGCCACGCTGTAAAGTTCTTAACGCTCTTCTCAAGAGCTCCTATCATCCCAAGATAGACAAGCCCACAGAGGACAGACTCCGATAACAGTCCAAAGTCCCGTAGAATATCAGCTTTTGACGTTCCCACCTTCAAAGAAAGTAGGAGGGCACTTGCGTCAAGAAAGCGTTCTACGGCACGGACGATGTAATCGGACATCTCCTTAGTGGGTTTGTCGACCTTGAGGGCCTCCTCAACCAAACATGTGGGAACACATTTGGGGTCGTCTACAACCAGTACGATGGCAGATCTAATCTGCCTATCCATTGTTCGCTATACTTTGCCTTGTATAGAG